GCATATGATGGAAATGCCCCGTCAGAAGCGTGTCACATGGCTGAGACCATTGTGAACCGAACGAAGCCGATGCCCAATGTTTAGGTATTCCTTCTGGTCTAGATGCTTGGTGTCCATGCATTACGCCGATTGTGTTGACTCCGTATTTGAAAGCAAAGCCTTCGTCATGTGGCTGTGGGATTAGGTATTCAACATCCATCCCTAGTTCTTTTGTTACCCTGCGTAGCTGTTGCAGAATGACGATGCCCCAGTCATCTAGTCCGGGCTTGCCAACCTGTTGCCCCTTGAATCGGTTTTGACAATGATTAGAAGCAACCGAGCCATAAGTGACAGGTGCGTATTTGTGCGCTCGCTTGATTAGGTCAAGCATCAGCGAAGTGGCAACATCTACCTGCTGCATTGGCGAAAGGTCGTTGCTCTCTAGCTGATTGAAGTGTGCAGCATTTGAGAACGACTCGATGATGTCACCGATGTCCATAATGAAGATGCGCTCATACTTGCCCGACTTCATCTGTTGCTCGATGCGCTCATAGGAACGCATGACTCTAGAGATGAGTTCTTGTGTTCCGCCCCTTGAGCCTGTCTTGCCAACTTGAAAGTCTGAGGGTGCAACGATGAGAGCCTTGTCGGTTGTCTTGATGTCTTTTCTTTTCCCTGCGCCCTTGCGAGCTTCTGACATAACAAGCGGAAGGTCAATCTCTCGGTTCTTCTTGCGGAAGGTAAAGCGGTAAGAGACTAACCACTCACCGCCTTCTCGCTGTTGCCAGCGTGAGGTTCTGATTGGCGGGATGATGTCAATGTCACTAGGGTCAATGCCTGCGCTCTGTAGAAACTCGTCAAAGTTAGCAGGTTGCGTTATGTAGCCCGGTGTTGTGGCCTCGCCCTCAAGTCCGTCAAACTCAATGGCAGGTCGGAAGTTCGGTTGCGCTGTAATCTTTGGCGCAGGTTCTAAGTTCTCTAGCATTAGTTGTAGCAGGAGCAGAGTTCCCTGCGATGCCTTCCGATTGCTTCGTTTGACAATTGCACGCCCCTCTGACTCAGGGCAACAGAGAGACCTTTGTCACTCCATTTGGTCTTGTTCGCAAGTGCTTCTGTAAGGATTTTCTTATCCCCTGCATCCATGCTCTCAAGCGTGGCGCGTGTCTTGCATCTGCGCTTTCCTGTTATTGGTTCAAGACCCTCTAGCATTCTTCATTCCCTTCTCTAGTTCGGTCAAAGCAAAGTTCTCGGCGATTGCAGCAGCCTCGTCAATGTCATCCTGACTAAGCGGCTGATTGAACTTCTGTAAGAGTAGCTTGGACATTTCGACTCGGACAGACAACACTCCTAGCTTGATGCCCTGTGCGATTAGAAACTTCGAGTGGTCATTCACCTTGTCTTGGAACGCCCACAGCTTCATTAGGTCTTCTGGTTCGTAGTTTTCCATTAGCATTTTCCTTTCCAAATTTTCCACTCCATAACTAATTTTGGACCCTTTGAGAGATTACAAGATTGGCAAGCCCCAGCCAAGTTGCCAATTGAATTGGACCCGCCTCTTGCAAGTGGAATGACATGGTCAATGTGAGTAGATTTTGCCCCACAATAAATGCATGGCTTTTGCAACAGCGACCTAATATCTGTTTTAGTAATTAGGTAACTTTTTGCACTTAGAATCCTTGCTCTTCGCCTGTGAAGCAATACACGCGACAACTCAGGATTTTTTTGTCTAAAGGCTTTTGTATAGTCGCGTGATTTTTCAACATTATTCTGTCTCCACTTACGCGCTGGCTCAGGATTGTTTCGCCTCCATAATTTTTCATTATGGCGTTTTCTTTCCCTATTGTTTTGTTGCCATAAGGCTATTTGAATAGCCCTAGTTTCCCTATTGTCGAAATAATTTTTTCGACTGGATGCATTGCGACATTCAATACAGGCACTCTCATGAGTTTGTTTGCCTTTAGATGCCCGATAAAAAGAATCTAATGTCTTAATTTGCAAACACTTAGAACAGGTTTTAGAATCAGACATAGTCAAGCTCCAATCTTGGCTCATGCCCCAGGGTGGTTCCAGCCATCGCTGGGGTCTTTTTAATATTATCACCAAGATAAGTCATTTTCTTCAGCGATTAGGGATTGCACTATGCGTTGCAGGGTTGGGTTCTGCCAAGTGTGGTCAACTGTGGCAGATTCAAGGTAGCGAGCTAAGTCCTCGCGGATGGAGTCAAGGTCAGAAGACCAAACAAGATTTGGGTCGCGTAGCAATCCAGCAGCTTGCTTGAAGTCAGTTATGACTCTGAGTTCTCGTCTAGTAGCCATTTGGTAAGCTCCGGGTTTTCCTTGAGGACCATGAGAACCGAGTTCTCCCAAAGGCTGATGAAATGATGCTCCCATTCTTCATACTCCACTTTTTTGGAAGGCGTTTCGTTTTGGAAGATAAACCGGCAGGCGTGAAGTAGCTCATGAAAGACTGTGACTCTCTTTTTGCCCTCTCCAAGATTTCGGTCAATGACGATAATGTTTCGGGAATCTTGTGTGTAACCTGCACTTGAATCGGCGAGTAGTGGGTCATCTTTCGATGAGAGTTCAACGATGCGGTATTGCTGGAATCCAATTTTGACAACATTAGGACACCTTGACATTCTGAATTTCCTCTAGTGCTTCTCTAAGGTCGGACAGGTAGATGTAGTCACCGTGCTGGTTACCTGTGTGATGTAAGTCTATGGCTTTCCAAAAGACTTCGGCCTCTAGCCTTCTGCCTTCTCTTACCCCTGTTTCGTAGGCTGCCATGCAAGCCTTGTGGATAGTTTCTTGAAATTCGCTATTTGTCATCTTCTGCCCCTGTCTTTAGTAAAAGTATTGCTATTAGTAAAGTATTGACCACCGACAATATGAGGATGTATTCAAGCATCTTCGCCTACCTCGTCTGCTACTTGGCGGATTGGTTCTAGCGGGACATTTATCCCATGCGCCCGCTCGTTCTTGAGGTGTGTCTCTAGGCTTTTGATTTTCTCTAGCCTGAATCCACCCCAACGGCGGTCATCGGTCTCGACAATCGGTGCTGAGGTAAGCCCTAGCTCAAGGAATCTGTCAACAGCTTTCGGTGACTTGTCGAGTCGGCGTGTCTTGTAGATGATGCCCCTGCGGTCGAACTCACGCTTTGTGGTTTCGCATTGAACACAGTTTGGCTTGGTCCATAAAGTGATAGTCATCACAGCTTCGCCCCTGTCCTCAAAGCAATCTCTTTGCGCTCGTCTTTGATGATGTCTAAGCACTTGTCATAGCCCTTGCGCTCGACCTTAGTCATCTTTACTCGGTCAGCCATCAGCTGAGTTCTCATTGACAGCCAAGTGGTTGCGTATTGTGCGCCTTCCTGAATGCCATGACGAAAAGCCTCGTCAAGCTCGTATTCAAACAGTCTGTCTGCAATCCAAAACTTGATGTCTCTCCAAGTTGCTCTCATGCGTTCTCTCCCATCAGTTCTTTAGCAGCCCAACGCAATGCGTCAGCTAGTGCAGGGTTGCCTTTGTTGTGTGCGTGGTTAGAAAGCTCCTCAAGAGCTTCGATGCAGGATTCAAAACCTCTGCTGAATTGAGCCATGCCAAACAAGTCAATCTGGCGGTCAACTTGGTTTCTAAATTCTTCTACTGTCATTTCTTTTCCCCTGTGTCGTAGTTGTCCTCAGAGAAGTTGACTCCGAAGTGTGCCATTAGTGCGGCGATAAAAAACGGAACGCAGAATGCAAGTCCTAGCAGGTCCATTAGTTATCCCTGCTAACAACAATCGCTGGTGAACCCCAGTATGTCATTTGTGTAACTGTGTAGCCCTTTGATGCTAAAAGTGTGGTGTATTCATTCATCAAAGAGTCAAGGTCAACAGGTTCACGATTTCTCTCTGATGAAGCTTGGTAGCGAACGATTGCCTTGAATCCTGATTGGATTACTTCAAACCCTCCTGTGAAGTAGTGCCATCCTCTGATTCTTGTTGTGCCAGTTTCGCTTCTCTTGAACTGAGTTCCTAGTGTTCTGCTTACTGCCTGTGCTGTTACTGTCTTCATGGCTTCTCTTGTCCTTTCTTTGCCCTGATAGAAACAGGTTAGCCCAGACATGGGGGCAGGGGAAGGGTAAAACCTGTGTCGTTATCTAATCGTTATATTTCAGTTATAGGGCTAAAACCCTAATAATTGCGCCTGTTTCTCGGTCATCGGCGTAGAACTTCCGGGCCTGAATCTCGACTATTTGGCTGTCATCCCCCCAAATGCGCCCTGACTGGCCTATGCCATCCCCTACGCCCCGAACCAGCTTGTCTAGGTCGGGTGCGACTATTGGCAGGGGTCGCTCTGAGACCTTGACAGACTTAGGCCGCTCCATAAAGAAATCCACCTCAAGTCTTATAGGACCGAGATGGACTTCTGTGAATGGTTGACAAGCATCTTCTATAGCCGCTCGCCATTTTTTTAGGTTAGCTGATTGAGCCTCGACAATCCTGCCGTTGAATACACGCTTAGACCCTTGAGGGGTCGGTCTGCCGTAAACATGTAGTTCAATCACCCCTCTAGTTTAGAAGGGCATCTCCGCTCTGGTGATGGTTGGGTTATTGATATTGATTGCAGCGACTTGCTTTGGAACATTGTCTCGCCCTGTGAAGCTCTCAATCTTGACTGACAGGTCACCTGAGACTTCTAGGGTTTCCCCTTCTCTTACCTGTTCCTTAGTCCAAACTGTCACCCATTGGGTGCGCTCCTCGCCCTTCTTGTCTTTGTATTTCTCGACACCCTTGAAGCCGTAAGAAGGAATAAGTCTTGCGACCTCAACTGTTGCTTTTACTCTCATTGTGTTGCCTTTCTATGCGCCTCATTGACGCAATCTTGGTGACCGCAGGTTCTCTCGCCTTTCATAACGAGACTGCCGTCTTCTCTTATTGGGGTGACCATATCCTCGGCATAGTTTCCTTGCCAAATCAGACAGTCACCTATCTTTGTTTGTTTCCTTGCCCTGCAAGATTGACAAGTGTCGGGGTTCTTGCGGGTCAAGAGTATTTCCCACACTAGTCCGCAACGAGGACAAAGTTTCTGCATGGCGTTAGCTTAGCCAAGTTCTTCTGCCTTTGCTCGGCAGCAGGGTAAGCAAAGAGCAATTACCACTCCATGCGGACAGTAGGGAACAGGTTCAAAAACAGCCTCAGACATTTCTTTTAAGTAGTCATCATCCTGTCTTGCAAGTCGGTCTTCTTTTGAGAATGCCACTATGTGCTTTGGTTCGAGCCAAGTGACTCTCTCGTCTTTGCGAGCGGCGTGAAGTGCTTTTAGGGCAACCTCATAAGGCAGAAACCCGATGACTGCAAACCAAGCGTCAAGAACATCCTGACCCATCTTGCGGTTGTCAATGGCTGCCACTTCTCTAAGTAGGGCAGCGCACTCAGTCTTGAGCATCTGTTTCCTCCGCATACTTCATAAGAGCATCCCAGTCGGTTTGTTTCTTTTGCTTCTTGCGTTCGGGCAAAGGTCCGTTCTCCCAAGCATCGGCATTTAGCCAAGTTGAAGGATTCTTGATAAATCGCTTTTCATTAGGCAAGTTAGGGTCTGATGCATACTTGATAACCCCTGCGATTATGTCCTCGAAGGTAGCCCGATTCAAGGCTCTCCTGAATTGCCTAAAAGCTAATTGCTTGTCTGTCTTTTTAGGATAGAGATTCCAGAACTCATCAAACAGTTCTCTCTCTTTATTCTTTTCAATAGTGTTCTTATCTATAGTCTTCTTAAGTGGTGGGTTTTCCGCTAACGGGTTTTCCGCCAGCGGTTCTTGCGTAGTCCAAGTCACCTCGCCAAAGCGACCACCAATGTTTTCCTGCTCTCGACTCAGGTAGCCATACACCTCTAGCTCATGAATGGCAGAACGGATTGCATCCTTACCCTCGATGCTCTTACCTGCTAACCAGCTAACAGAGATGTTCCATTCGGGGGAATGCGTTTCAATGTAGGCAAGAAGGCCACGAGCTTTGAAGCTCAGTCGCTCATCTCTGAGCCATGAATTTTTGATTTGGGCAAAGTTATCGTCCCAAGAATGTCTGCCACGCTTGATTGGCATGTTGCTCCCATCCTCGGCAATCGCCTAAGATAGGAATTGCCGATGCTTACTCATCGGTCAGGCAGGCCGTAATGGTCTGCCTGTTTTATTTTACTCTACACTTACCCGCTGAAATGCTGCCTTAGCGGTTCTGTCTCTTGCTCCGCCTGCCCAACGACCTGCATGAAAGTAGAGCTTCTTCATTGCGTCTAGTTGGTCTTGAGTGCGCTTGCGTTCTGACAGGTCTTTCTTTTCTTGCCTTGCCTCGATGTTCAAGGCTCGCTCTCGCATCTTGCGAGCTAATTCCTCGATGTCCATTCTTGCCCCTTCAATTCATCAAGTGAAATCCTGATTGTGTTAGGCCCAAACTTTATGGCCTTTATTTTCCCTGCCTTCATCCAGTTGCGAATTGTATTTGGATGCACAGACAATGATTCTGCAGCTTGCTTGATTGTAACTAGATTCATGCCATTCCCCTTAGCTGTTTCTTCAATGCTTTCCATGCCATCCATTGCCCCCTCGACATCATGTATTGGTCGAAGCTATCCGACCAATAATCAGCTTCTTGGTAAAGCTCTTTGACTTCTTCGAGAGTAGCCTCGATTTTGGCATAACCTGATTTCATTCGGGCATCCATTATCTTTTGATAGATTGTCGCTCCGTTTCCATCTCTTTTAAACATCTCTGCAAGATAAACCTCGTCTTGGATGGTGCTAGAGATTTTGATTGTAAGTAAATTCATGCTGCAACCACCCTTAGAAATGCGTCTAAGTCTTCCTTTGATGCTCCATCTTCAATCAGCGCATTCACAATAAATTGAATGTCTTTTCTAACATCATCTTTTCTGCCTGTGCCTGTTCTTCTCAAAACATCAGCCAATGCAATAAGTTCTTTTGCTAGTGCAATTCTGTTCTGTGTCATTTTCTTTCCCCTTACTTGCTTACCTGTGTTGGCATGATGAAGTGTAATTTGTTCCTCGAGTGTTCGTATCTTTGTCTTACTGACTTCTCCCAAGCTATGTAGTTTTCGCCAGTTTCGGATGTCTTTGCGACTACCTCAACAGCACCATCCCATGCCCACTTGATTACTGCAACCTTGGTCAGCTGTGTAGTTGCATAGGTAAATACTGGCTTGTTGTCAATCGTTACTGCATATTTCATTTTGGGTCCTTTCTTCCCTTGTGGTAACAATCTATAACAACCAGTAACAACTTGTCAAGAGAGTTTTCGGCGTGTCGGATAACAGTTTGGTAACGGCCTAAATTAGGTAATTTGGCGGGTCACAGGCTATTTTCTGCCCATTTTCGGTCAGGTAGAACCATTGCATAGCCACCCTGTCAAAATACGGCGAGTCGAAGCCATCCCACTTGCCTAGCTTCCAGCCCATGTCTCTAGCCTCAGCCGCAACAGCGGCATCTGATTCCATTGCATAGTTCAAGGCAGCGCAGACACGCAGGTAATTATCGAACCTATCCATAGCCTTCGAGCCACCCATGCCCCTAGAAGCCCTGTGGTGCGTTTGGAGACCATTTGTAGCTCCGCAATGTGGGCAGTAGGGGTGAGCCTCGACAGCCCTTCTAATGGCATCCTGACGCTTCACAGACGGGTTTCCTGCCCCATGAGTTTTGCCTGTGTCGCAAGCACCATAGAAGCCGTCTCAATTGACTTGACCTTTTGTTTGATGCGGTTGAGTTCGGCCTTTCTCAAATCCCTTGCTAGGCGCAGGTCTGCCGACTCAAGTCGAGCGATGGCCTCTCGGTCTCTGACTGTGCCAGCGGCTTTGATGTAAGCCTTCTGCTCGGCTAGGTCTAAGTCATACTCGGCTTCAGCTAATGCCTTCTCGGCCTCGAACAGCGCAGTCGAACCTTTAGAGTTCTCCGCTATCAGTTCCGCTAGTTGTTTCTGGATTTCCTGTATCACTCAACACCCCTAACAGAAGCTCGATGAGTTCCCTATTCCAGAACTGAGCTTCACTTTCCTGTCCTCGAAACCTTGCCACCAGATACGCCTCCTCCAGCTCTTGTAGCTTGGCTCTCTTCAAATCGCTGAGCATAAAGTTTCAACCCTTCTAGGACTTCCTGAGAAGCGTTGTTGGCTTTAGCTTGTGCATAAAGGTCTCGCAGTTCTTCGATTGTGCCAAGACTACCAGCTCTTTCGAGCCAATCCATTCTTGCAACCTTTTCCATTTCTTCCTTGCTTGGACGCTTTGAGCCTGAGTAGATGTAGTTAGCGAGCGCACGACCAATTGAAGATGTCTCGCATCGCTCTAAAGCGAACGCATCCGAGTTTGCTTCACTCGCCCAACCAGTTGTCTTTGGAAGCTCGTTAGCTTGGTCACCTGCCGTCAAATAAATTCTCGTCTCGATAATCCACAGGGCAGAATCCTTACTGTGATTCAGGGTAATAATTCGAGCATCAGAGTTCTTCTCATTAGCCCAAAATGTTTTTAGTCTTTCCTCAACAGTTGCGTATTGTGATAAGTCAAACCTAGCCATTATTTCTTTCCCTTCTTGACTACTAGATAGGGGAGACCTTCTCCCTTTGCCTGCCTCGATGCTATGCGAACTTTCTGTCCGTCAACTTCCATGTAGGCGTGTTTAGCTCGACCCATTGCATCAAGAACCTGTGACTTGATTAGGCGCAGTTCTTCCGCTGCCTCGTCATACTTTGCCTGTGCGTTTGACAGGTAGTGCAGCGAGTCAATCTCGACCTCGGTCTCGTCAATCAGGGGGTGCTGGTAACGGACAGCCTCATAAGTTGACTCCGAGCCATCCCACTCAGGTCGTTGGTCTGCGAACATACAAGCCTGAAAGTCAATCGCCTTCTGTCTGGCAATGTCAATCTCAAAGTCATCACGCTCAATCCAGTAGTCGTGCCAAGTCATTCCTGCGACTGCAACCAAAGCGGCTTTCTTCAGTCCGAGAATGTCTAGGTAGTGCTGAACTTGCAAATAATAACCAGCAGGCAACTCCTCCCAAGTCTGTCGGCCTGTCTTGACCTCAATCACAATCCACTCGCCTGTTTCTTTGTGTCTAGCCAGCGCATCGGGGTTAGCGTGGCGGAATGGGATAAGGGCATCTTGGTAAGTGCCAGTCAGGAAGACTTCATACTCAGGATGCTCCTCTGACCAGAGCTGAAGGATTGGCAACTCGAAAGCCTTGCCGAATCTGATTGCCCAGTTCTCTTCAATCTGTGAGGGTATCTTGCCTGTCTTCTTTGCCCATAGTGCGTAGGCAGACTCAAAGGGATTTAGCCCCATGATTGTCGAAATCTCTGAGCCTCCGATTGAGTCCTTGCGAGCGTTGTGCCACTCGTCAGAACCAGCTTCAAAGACTCCCAGTAGGGTTGCGTTGTTGAACTTCTCGGGTGCGTGTGTTTTGAACATGCTCATAGTTTCTACCCTGCCACCGACATTTTCAAATTAGGCTAGGGCAATGGGACATTTCGACCAGAAGCACTACCGCTTGCTAAAGGCTATTCACGCCGCTGGCGGTGTCCCATGTGAAGACTTCCCTGAGTTATTTTATCCCGAGGAAATTCGAGATGAGACACGCCGAAGGCTGTCTATTGTCATTGCCAAGAGGCTATGCGATACCTGTCCCGTCAAGGCCGAGTGCTTTAGGTATGCGGTTGAGTCGGGTCAGAAGTATGGGATTTGGGCAGCTACTCTTCCGAGTGAGCGTTAGTCCTTCTTGAAGGCTACTGAGGTCAGGATTGAGAGAAGCCCTGCACCGAGTGAAACCGATGCAAGCGAAACCCAGTCAATAGCAAATAGCCCGATTGAGCCTGTGCCTAGAACAGCGATTGCAGATTGAGCAACTGTCTTGATTGCTCTTTCCCCTGCGTAGCTCCAGAACTCTAAACTAAATATCCTCATCATGTGCCTTTCTAGTTTTTACATCTTCGTAAGTAGCAAAAGCAGTATAAGCGGTCAGGATGATAGAAATCAAAGCCACTCCGCCGATGATTAGTTCTCGGCTAACTGAGGAATCTGCCTCATAGGTAATCGCCCCAAACAGAATCATGAATGCAGACAGGGCAAAAGATAAATAGATAAGTCTTCTGCGGTGTTTCCAGCTAGGCACTTAGTCGCTCGTCAATGAAGGTTTCAGGGTCAAAAACAACCCCGAAGAAAACTGAGGTTGGTCTTGGGCCAATGGTCAGGTGTAAGTGTGCGCCTTTAGATGCAGAACCAGTATTCCCAACCTTGCCGATTGTCTGACCTTCTTTTACCCTGTCACCAACTTTTAGAGTTGGCTTTTCCTGAAGGTGGCAGTAGCCGATGAAAACAGTTCTGCCGTTTATCTCATCCCATGCCGATTGCACTAGAACATGACCAAGTATTGAAGACCACTTGACCGCTTGAACTGTTCCCGCTGCAACGGCAGGAATCGCCTTCCCTTCTTTTGGTGCGTAGTCAAGACCTCGGTGTGCGGTGAGTCTCCTCGCCGTAGTTCCGAAGCGTGAGGTTATGAGTTTCTTTGAGAAGGGGTGTCTCATCTAATCAAGGCCCAGATTGCTGCGATAAATCCTGTAATACCCGAACCAAGTGCCGTAAAAACGAGCTTCTCAATCCACTCCATGCGAGCGAGTTTCTGCTCTACTCGATTCATGCGGGCAGGTAAGTCTTTGAGGTTTTTGATATCGGCCACTAGCTCAATCTGCACCGATTGAACCTCGATGAGCTTTTCGTAGATGTCTCGTTGCGTTATGCGAACGCCGTTTGTTTCCTCAGCCATGACTAGCCTAGAAGTGCGAGTATCTCAGCCTCTGAGAGACCTAATGCTTCGAGCTTTGCCTTTGCACTTTCTTTGTTTGCCTGTTTCTGAGCCTCGGCAGCTTCCCTCTCAGCCTGTTCGATAGCGGCTTGTGCGGCATCTTTTTCTCTTTGAGCAATTTCTTCGTCAGTATAGGGAATGTGCTTAATTTTGTCTGGGTGACCCTCTGGCAAAGAGCAGTCAACGACTAGGTGAGTTGGTCTGTCTGTCATGTTTCTATCCTATCTTAGGTAACTGTCACGCCGCCAGAACTGCCCTTTAGTATGCCATACAGGCTAGCGGAGCTATATTGAACAAAATTGCTTGTTGAATCCAACCGTAATTTTATTTCATTTATTGCAGCAGTATTAGACCAAATCATAGCCTGCGTTTGCTGAATTGCTGCCGTTGCATTATTTTCAAAAACTCCCTGAGAGTTCATGGATTTATTTGTGCTTCCAGAATAATTAGAAATATATAAAATTGAATTTCCAAAAATGTTGCTAGTAGCACTAGCACCAGGAACATAGCCCATAGCCAAATAAGTTCCTGTAGCAGATAAGGTTGTGCTTCCCGTCCCTCTTAGTAAGACAATGCTTTGATTGGCCGTAGTGCCATTAAGGTCAAAATTTAACGAATCGTCTGTAGAAACATTTGCTGACCTTGCTGATACCACTAAAACCAAATCTGTATAGGTTGCAGGGATAGACGAAAACGTAATATTGGTTGCTCCGCTACTTCCAACATCAACACGACCAATAGCTGTCCAAGCACTCATAGTTAACTCACAATCCCATATAAAGCTAGCGTTGAACCAGCAGTAAATGTGCCTGTTGAAAGGCTAATAGCGATGCTAGTTATTGCATTTGTATTTCTCCAAGCAAAGGCTTGCATATCCACGCCAGAAGATGCCCTACCATTATTGACAATCCCGACTCTCCAAACACCAGTTCTTCTATAGCCGATAAAGTCAATTTTTGTAAAAAGTCTTTCTGTGGATGTGTCAGTTGCAACAAGACTTAGAATTTGTGTTCCATTATTGTTTGCCCCAGAAGTTGCTGAAGTGCCATTGCCGCTTATTCTTGCAAAACTATAATTAGCAGCAGAATCACCATTTAGCCGAACAATTTTACCTGCGGCTGTGGATGTTATGGTTTCCATCACTAAAACTAAATCTGTATAAGTAGTGTTAGGAATAGAACCAAAAGTAATTGTCGAAGGTGTTCCTGTCACAGTTGTATTTGCAAGAGCAATGTATGTAGCGGTCATTTATCCCTTTATTCCATAGAGTGAAAGACGGCTTGCATCAAAATTGCTAGCTCCATCAGAGCTATCAGCGTCATTGAAGTTAACTACATTTCGATATCTTATGGTTATGGAAGAAATAGCATTTGTGTTCCTCCAAGCTCCGCTATGGAAGCCTGCACCTTGTCTATCAAGATTCATATATGAATATTGCGATTGAATTGTTTTGAATTTATTTGAATCAAAGGCATCTAAAATTCTTACAATACAGCCTGTTTTATGAGCGGCAGTAGTGCTAAGTCCATCGGACAGAATTCTCATATTTGTTGACGAAGTTGCTGAATCAGCAAGAATTCCAGTCACTTCACCTGGTTGTATCATAATTCTATGCCAGTTATAGTTTGTTCCAGTATCTCCATTAAATCTGATAGAGGCACGAGTGAAAAAACTAGTCAGACTTTGAGTTTGTAGCCGCAATTCTAAATGCTTGTAAGTAGAAGCATAGGTTGTATTCAGATTGCTAAAAGTTACTTCTGAACCGCTAGTGGCTTCGGTTGTAGTCAAAAAAACATAGGCATCTGAAAGCGGAACGAATGGACCAGCACCCGAACCTGCTTGTGCAAGAACTCCTAAAGGAATAGGCATTATGCAGTTATCTTTCCAACTACTCGGTAGGTGTTAGCTGCAACCTTTTGAACAGTTGCGGCATTGTAGGTCTGGTCAATCTTAAAGGTGACGGCTGTTCCTGCTGTTCCTGCACCTGCCCAGTCGGTCACGCCTGTTCCTGCGGCGATGGTTACAGTTCCACCAGCGTTACGCCAGATGGTCAGGGTGTCCCAAGTGTTTAGAACATCGGGGACTGTAATCGTCACAGCCGAAGTTCCGTTGACAAAGATTGTTCCGTTGTCGAGAGCGGAAGTTGCAGTCATTGAGGTTGTGGTTGTAGTTCCACCGAAGGCAACCTGATTGCCATTGATTGTTCCGCCAAAGGTCGAAACAGGGTAGACCTGCTCCCAGTAAGTCGTAAAGACTTCAATGCGGTTATTGTCGGTTAGGTAAGAGACCATTCCTTCGGTCGCTGTGCCGATGGCAGAGCCTCTAGCGGCTGAGCCTGCAAAGACCATAACTGCTTGGTCTTGTAGGTAATCCTGAACATTCGCAGCGGTTAGAACCTCACCTGCGGTAAATACTTTACGGCCTAAACCTGCCATTTTTCTCCTATTAGAAGGCTAACGCGTTGCCTGCGTCTAGCTTACCAAACTGAGCGTCATCCAAGACGAACAGCGCGAAATCAAGTGTCGAGAAGCCTAGAGACATGACATGGTTCTCAAGGTCAACCGAGTTGTCAATGCGGATTACCTCAGCGTATTTAGAGATTGCCGGGGGTATGCCGTTAGGGGTGAATTTGATTTCTACAACATCACCAATCTCAAGCCCCAAGAGGTCGGCCTGTTGGGAAAGGCTTAGCTCGTCAAGCAGGATGTCAACGGACTCAAAGCGGTATTCGGGTGCTGCGTATTTCTGTGCGTAGAAGTCTGCTAGGTCGGCAAGGTCTCCGTCATCATTTATTAACAGCCCCGTTCGAGTCAGGTTGAAAATTCCGTATTCTTCGATTGAGTCAAGGTCAAGTGCCTGCACCTCTGTTGAGGTAATTTCTGACGAAACGACAATCTCATTCGCCAGAAGCTCCGAGCCGTATTGCACCCTAAGCGACTGATAAGCAATACCTGTGCCGTCATCGGCAAGGGTAATACCGCCAGAAGTCGGTGCTGCAATTCTGTCGCGGAAGATTACATCTCCAGCCTTACCGATAAAGAACGCACCGGGTTCGCTTTGCTCGATGAGTCGCAGGTAGGTCAGAGCGTTTGTGTTGTCTGCGATTGTGTCTGCGCCTAGCGTCATCTGACCTGTGTCAATGTCGCGTGAGGTAATAGGCCAGTTAATCTCAGGTAAGGAAAGAATTGTGTTTATTCTTTCCCCTGACTTCTGGACTGAGTTCGTTCTTGTGGCGATGGTCTGAGTGGCGAAAGAAGATGTTGCATCCGAGCAAGCTGCCGATGCAACGGAATCGCCGTTTGGTTCGTAGCTTAGATTCCAGTCATCTATTAGCCCAAAGAATTGAACCACCCCACCCGATGAAATCCTGATTTGACGCTTAGGAATAATCTGACCAAAGTAGGGTGACAGAGAGTATTCGGGGTCAAAGGTTCGGTCGTTGTTGTTGAAGACAACATTGGCAAGACCTGAGTCGAACTGGTCGAGCTGCCTGTTCTTACCTCGCTGGATTGCAACCGATTGAACTAGGTTTGTTACATCATAGAAAAGCGTTCCACCCAAGGTGAAGTCAACATTGTCCAAGACACCCTGAATCGGGTCATTGAGGCGAAAGAACGGACCAGAGCCAGTTTCGGTTAGGTCAAAACCAATCTCGACTTTTTGACTTGGCTTAGCCAACCGGACTCACCACCACTTGACCACCGCTTTGAACATACTTAGTAATTGTGTTACCCAAAGTCTTACCAACCATTGCCAAAGACTGTGTTGAATCGGTCTTGACATTTATGTTTATGGTTGTGCCAACCGCGCCCGCACCAAGACCCTGTATTAGACCAACCTGACTGCGCAATTGGTTTCTTAGATTGACTGCACTCATCGCCTCGGCAGTTCTGCCTGCAATAGCAGCCTCGTTTGCAAAAGTGTTAGCAGCGGCAATTCTTTCTTGCAGGTAAGCAATGACCTTAGTCACATCATTCATCGAGTCAATAAAGATTCCAGTCGCATCCCTAACTGACGATGCAGCCATGTTAATACCGGTCATGCCACCACCAACAGCTCCGCCTGTTGCGCCGGGAGTTGTGCCAGTAATGTTTTGAATCTTCTCTTCGGCCTTAGTTTCTACTTGTCCGAGCTTCTTGAGGAACTCTGTAACAACCTTGTCAAGTCCGCCCAAGTCACCCTTCATAGACTCGATGTTTTCTTGGAAGGCTTCGCGGATTTTCTTGACGGCCTCGATTAGAGTTAGGTTTGCCTCAATAACTTCTTGATTGAAGTCCAGCTGTAATTGCTTTAGAGCCTCGGTTAGCTCGGTTTGAGTTTGAACATAAAGGTTCTTTAGTTCCCTTGTTGCCAAGCCTTGCTTATTGTAAATCTGGCGAGCAAGCGAGTCCATGCCAGTCTCGGCTGTTGACTCAAGTGCTAGGAATAGTCTTTGAAGTTCTGCCTGAGTCTGCGGAGTGGATTCAAGGATTGCCGAGGCCAGTTCGTTGCCTGTGTCAGTTCCAGCCTGAACAACTTGCTCAATAAAGGTCTGCGAGAATCCCGCAGCGTTGAGCTTGCCAGCCTTCTCAAGTAGAGCCTGCGACTTTGCAAGTCTTGTCGTTAGACCCTGCACCAAATTAGCAACAGACTTGGTTTCCTCAACCTCAAAGATGTCGGCTAGCGAAATTCTGACTACTGATTCAAAAGCAGTTCTAAGCCTGTCTTGTGACTGTTGAACTATCCCTGCAAGCTTGTTAGCAAAATCGGTTTCAGTTTTTATAACAGCTTCGGCATAACGCTTCTGAGCTGCTGCAATTGTCTTGTTATATTGCTCTTGCGCTCTAGCGAGGTCTTTCTGAGAGTTCTGAATAAACTTGCGAACCTTGTCAAATGCTGACTCTACATTCTTTGAAACAGTCGTTGTTGTGCTGGTTGTGGCAGCGGTAGTTGCGGCATTTGGTGCAATAAATCCCTGAGCAATGTTGCGGAATCTGTTTAGCTCGCCAGCGGTATCGCCAATTTGTTTTCTTAGATTATTGAGCTTGAGATTGTCTAGGTCTCTAATGTGTCCAGCAGCGGTGCTTCCTTGAGTGCCTAGGTCGGTAACAGCCCCAGTCGTTCCCTCGACTGACTCCATAAATTCGATGGTGTCGGTTGTTAGGAATCGGAAGTAAGTTCCAAGGTCACCGCGCTTGAATGCCTCAATTGCTACCCCTGCACCCTGAATAAAGGCAACAAAAGAAGCACCAGTTGTTACTAAGAACTCAATGATTCTGACTAGGTTTGATAGAAGGTCCGAGAAACCCTTTGCGTCCTTTTGCCCATTTGTAATAGCTGAGAAAAGAAGGTCAAACGAACGCTTCAGGTCACCCAATGCCCTATTGAGGTTTGTTCCGCTTGTTCTTGCCTCTGCGAAAACCTCGCCAATAAATTCGAGAACACCAGCGACAGCCGGACCAATCTTCTCACCCAAGTCTTTGAATATCGGCAACAGGTCATCTACAACAACTCCGACCAATGCCTCAAAAGCTGGAAGCATGGCTGTTCCGATTTCAGCCTGAATGTCTGTGAAGGTTGCCTTGAGGATTCTTTGTCTGTTAGCTAACGAGTCAGAAGTGTTTGCAAAGTCACCAGCGGTTTTAGCTGTTGACTCTAAGAGCAACCCATAGCGAGCCTGAACCTTCTCCTGCTCGGTCATTGTCTCGCCGACCTTGATTAGTCCAGTTCTTAGCGCATAGGCTTTGACCTCAGACTCAAGAAGGTTTATACCGAATCTCTTTAGCGGCTCTGCCTCACCCGAAAGACCAGACTGGAATACCTGCAAAGCCTCGGCAACCTCAATGTTGAATACCGATGCAAAGTCAGCGGCGCGAGTTGTAATGTCTCCAATGAATCCAGCGACATCCCCGCCCTCGCCAACAACTCTTTCGGCAAAGGCTGAGAACCTAACGGCAGCTTGGTTGAACTCGGTGCGAGCCAGACCCAATGACTGAGCAGCGTTCTCACCAATCTTTAGGACTTCATCTGCCGACTTACCAAAAGCAACATTGACAGCGTTTGTAGATTCTTGAAGGCTTGAAGCAGCCTTGATTGAGTCAGCCGAGAGCTTGGCAATCGCCGCGCCAGCTGCGACAGTTGCAACACCAATAGCTTTGAAGGCTGTGGTAATTCCGTCACTAATCCCCTGAAAGGACTTCTGTGCGTTCTTTATTCCCTTGTCATCCCAGACGGATTTGAGGACTACGCGAACTTGTGACATTAGTTATCTCCAAATGCTTTGTTGAAATACTTTTGCAAAACCTTGTCTATCTCTCTAGCAACATCGTCAATCTGCTTCTCTAGTGCAGGCCATCCAAAACGCGAAGCCTTGCCATATCTACTCGTCAACTCTTGAATCATTGCTCGACCCTGACCATTGACTGCGTGTCTGCGCTTTACGATTTCACCATTGCGTTTTCTATAAACATATTCTCTTGACCTTGTTCCCATGTTGCCGTTGGACTTCCTACCAGCCATGTCAGCCATAGAAACGGTAGGGCTGTTAATAATGACCTTGGCAATCGGCGTGGTCAGACTGCGACCCGATGCTTTGATTGCGCTTGAAATAGTCAAAGACTTAGGCCCAGTTCCCTTGCCCTTTAGCGACAATCCTTGCTTGCCAGTTCCCTGCCAGTTGAGTCTGCCCTCGTTTATTACATAGCTCTGAAGACCAGTCAGCTTGCTCGTCCTAGAAATGACAAAGCCCATTCCTGAAAGCGGTGGCTGATTGGGAATGTTGAGCTTAATCTGGTCAGCGACAGGCTTAGCAATTCTGTTTATTTCTTTTCTAAATTCCTTGACCCCATTGGGTTCGATGTCTTTGAGCTTTCTCAACATGGCTTTTACATCAGCCGAGTTCAGCTCAAGAATTGGATTCAACATCAGACACCTCTGGTCAATTCTACCTAATAGAAAACCGACCCCGAAGGGTCGGTCTCTACTTCTTATTCATCTCTTGCGCCCGCCAGACTAGGTATCTGCCCATTGTCCATAGCAATCGCTCGTCAAGTTCTAGTAAATCTTTTGGGTTTACTTTGAACTCATAGGCGATGTTTACTAAATACCAATGAGCGGAAGCGTCACCTAGCCCTTGGATGCTTTTGGGTCAACCGCTCCGATTGAAGCAACAGTCTCTACCCAAGCGTCAAATTCGGCCGTGACTTGCTTCTCTCTTTTTAGAGCAACCCAAGCAAGCCAGAGCAGGTGAGTAACTTTCATCTCCTGCCCTAGCTTGGCGATGCTGATTGAATACTCAGACTCAAACTTCACCATGTCAGCCATGATGACCTTGATGTCTTTTTGAGTTCCGTCAAGAAACTCAACCTCAAGTTGCATACGCATTTGGCTTATCCTTTCTTATTTAGTTATTTATGCAGATGTGCCGCGAGTAACTGCACCGGTAATCGTCCAAGTTAGGTTCTGAACGGCTAGGTCTCCAACAGCACCCGAAACAGGGGATGTGTTGTCAATCAGAGCGGTGAACTCATACTTAGGGGTGTTCGTTCCAGCTGGAGTTCCAGCAGGGAAGATGGTTACAGTTGCGATTGTGTTGAACAGGTTGTAAAGGATTCCGTCCAACGCGGTTGATGCGTAGTCGTTGTGCATTGACAGAGTGACTGAGCCGCTCTTTAGACCGCCCTTGTAGGTTCTCCAGCCGGAGTCTCCAAAAGAGGTGGTCTCGATTGCGTCAGCAGTCGTTGTCAGCTCAACAGAGTTGACATTCTGAGAGATTGCAGTTCCGTTTAGCTGGACTACAACATCAGTCAAGACTTGCTTTGCCATTTATTTTTCTCCTATAGGTTAGCTAGCTAAAACACGAACATTGAACTCGGCTGCGAGATAAGTGATGTCTGAAATCACAACAGAGCCATAGTTCGTCATTTCGGTCACTATGCAGTCAAAGGCCTTTCCGCCTAGTGTCCTATCCGATTCTACCGCAAGCGAAACGGATGATTCTCCGGTGCTTGAGCAGTAGGCATCGAGATTTCTTTGGGCAGTTCTTTCATCTACCCTGCCAACAACTACTTGGACGGCGAAGTTGTATTCAGTCATTCCACGCTTGAAGTCTTGGTGGTATTGCACCCTAGAGAGCTGAACAATTCCAATCGGCGGATTTGGATTGTCAGGAATTACAGCAGCGGTTCTAAGTCCGGGGATTGTTGCGAGATTGGCGGCTAGCCCATCTCTGAGTTCGCTAATTGAAGCCACTATGCCATCGCAATCTTGCGATAGGGGTCAACAAGGTGCTGAACATCTGGGTCAAGTCTGAAGCCAACTCTCATCGAGCCAAGCTCGCCAGAGATAATTCCTAGAGGCGAGTCAAGTCGCTTGAAGATTCTTGACGCAAGAATGACAGTTGCCTGAGTAATTGCGATTGGGACTGCTGACCATCCCCAAGTTCCGACTAGCTCAACTGTTGCTTCGCCGTTTCGGTATGGGAACAGGTAATCCTCAACTGCCCGAATCTGAGTGTAGGAACTCACTATTCCGCCAGCTCGACCATTGAGCGGTTCTGCCTGCCAGTCTTTAGCTTCCCAAGTTGTGTCATAAGTCTCGCCGTCTTCTGATGTCTTGACGCGAGTCAGGGTGATGAAATCCTCGGTTGGGCAGACATAGTTGTCAAGCGGTGCGAAAACCTTTGTCGCTGTTCCAGCGTTGTAGAAATAGCGCTCGGTGTAAGAGTCAATCTGGCGAGAAGCTGATTCGATTGCCATCTCCAGCAGAGAATCGTCAATTCCGTCTGCGATTCCAAGTGCTGCCTTAATCTGCGGTAATGAGCAATAGCCCTGTGATATAGCCATGAGATTCCTCCAGCCTCTATTCTACCGACATTGTTCTGACCATCTCCGAAATCATCGGCCCTCTGAGGTAGCGGCTATTGCGCCAGAGCAGTCGGTTGGTGTAGCTGAACTTGGTAGCAAGTCTGCGGTCAATCATGTTGGTTATGGTTGGTATCACTTCGATATCATCTCTGCCTAGTCGCTTGGCAATCATCTTCACTAGGTCGTATTTAGAAACCCAGTCATCGGGGACTAGGTGCAGAGTTCCAGCCAATAGGTAATTCTGTTTTATTATCCCTGCGACCACCCTTGCAAACGCCTCGGTTGTCACGCCGTTCCAGTAGTGATTGACAAAGCCGTTTATTCTTGCGCCTTCGGGTTGGTTCTTTACCCAATCGAATAGTGAGCCTTTGCCATTCGCTCCGATTATTGAGCATCGCAGATTGAGCCAGTTCGCTGCTGAGACCTCGCCTCGCTTCTTACTTAGTCCGTAGGGGTCGGTAGCGTCTCGCTCGGATTCTTCGGTATAGAAACCTTTGTCACCTGCAAACACGCAGTCAGTTGCAATCTGGATGAAGTAAAGGTCTTTGCGAGTTGCGAGCAGGTGAGGAAAATCGCCGTTTATCTTTTCCAGCTTTTCGACTGTTGGCTTCTTCTGCGGGATTACGCCGATGCAGTTAATAACAACATCGCCCTCGGTCAGCATGAATTGGTCAATCGAGTCGGGTGCTTCATACTCTGAGCGTGAGGGTGCAATCAGGTCAAAAGAAGAAAGCTCTTTGACCATCGCCGAGCCAAGCATTCCCTCAGCTCCCAAGATGAGAACCTTCACCGAAGCGACCTAGCAAGTTGTCTAATCTGCTCCATGCCCTCGGCTCTGTCATCAGGTCCAAGCAATGCGCCAGAGGTTGTCATGCGGTCATAACCCCTGTCAAAAACAATCCTCATCGTAGGGGTGTTATACGGCTTTACAAGACCAGTTTTTCTCATGTGTAGCGCGAGACCCCAATCTGCGAATCTTATGCCTTCTGGGAAGCCACCAGAGGCCTCCCAGAGGTGTCTGGTCATGGGGTTAGCACCGCCTAATTCGAACTCATAATCAAGGGTCTCTGGCATCCACTTAGTCTGCTGCACCGAGTCCGACCCTTTGGTTCTAAGCCAGTCGCAAACTAGGTTGCAACCTGCTGCCTCTGCCTCTGGTATCGAGTTCAAGGCTTTAGGTAGGAAGTAATCGTCAACATTGCAAAGAGCTATCCACTTACCAACGCATAGATAGATTGCTTGATTCCAATACTCGGCATAGCTGCTTAGGTTTTCTTTTATGACCCTGACAACACCCTCGTTCGGAACGCTCGCCTTGACTGCTTCCCAGTTCTTCTCATCGGTGACAATGTTTATTTCAAACGGCTTGGTCTCAAGCGACTGCACCCCTGCCCACCATTGAGGCAGGAATTGAGAATAACCATCACCCCAAATTGCTAGGGGCAGAGAGATTAGACCAGAGTCTTCAGGAATGGTAACCAAGAGTGATTCCAGACTTTCACATCGTCAAACTG